TATTTTTTAATTTAAAAGATAAAAAGAATTATATAGCAGTTGTTCTTGATACTTCAATCCAGTTTGTTCAATCAGATATGAAATTAAGCAAGAATACTTTTGCACTAGCAGTACCAGTAGCCAAAGTTCCAGTAGTAAGCATATTAGTAGTGAAAGTCAAAGTATAAGAGTTTGTTCAACTTGTCAAAACTTTTATTGCCATTCTTGTTCAAGCAGGTCATACACTAGCCATAGGAACGTTTACAGAGCCAGTTGGAGTCATAGTATATAAAGTAGCTTTTCAAGTTGAAGCAGGAGTAGTTGGGTCAATTACTTCTGTTTGCATAGCATTAAATTGTGTTCTTCTTACTGGTTGTGGTAATATATAAACTTCTCAAATCTCATCATTGCCAACTACTTGTAATGCGATAGCATAAACCATATCAGCATCACCAGTTGATTTAATAAGTTCTCAACCAGTTGTAGCAGTCAAAGGATCTAATAAAGCCCAAGTTCAACCAGCTCTAGCCAATGAGTATCATTGTGTTTTAATTTCACAAGGTACAGAAGCAGTAGCAGTTGATTGTAATATTCAAGCAAATTTACTTACAGCATCTTCGCAGATTATTACTTTATTTCTAACATTGTTATATTTTACAGCAACATATGGAGTTGTGATACTCGCAGTAGCTATAAATGACGGTGTAACATCACCGTGTATTGCTCAAGATTTTTCAGCCATCGTTTTTTTAATTTAAAAAGATAAAAATAGTTATTTATTCATATTACATTCTTTCATAGCCTTTTTGTAAGCTTCGCCTGCATCCATTTTATTGTCTTTCATATATTTTTCAGCAAGTTCTTTTACTTTCGTTTCCATTTGTTTAGATGAAAACTCCTCTGTTGATTTGTCTGTTCCTTGTTCCTCAAATTTTCAAGCTAGGTTTTTGAAATCTTTTATAATTTCAAAGAATTTATCAGCTTGTGTTTCAGACAGAGAACAAGCAAACTCAACTAATTTGTCCTTGTGCTTTGGCAATATAATACTTTCTTTGTTCTTTTCAGAGAACTGCATATTAGTTACTTTTTCAGCAACATCCCTTCTTCTTGCTTCTGTTGTAAGTTTAGAAACAATTGAAGCTAGGTTTTTGAATTCAGAGAACTCTTGTTTAGATATAACAACTTTTTCTCCATATTCCTTATTGTCGTTGTCGTCGCCTTTATTGTCATCGCCTTTGTTATCATCAGCTTTTTCAACTTTTGCCTCGACTTCTGACACTTGTGTTTTAACTTCATCAGTCTGCTCATCAACAGGCAATTCGCTAAAACATTTTTGTAATTCAGAGAACTTTTCAGCAGATATTTTAGTTTCTTTTGAAAGTTCATCGAATAGTTTTTTAAATTTTTCCATTTTGGGATTTTCATTAAAAGATAAAAGGTAAATATTTTGATTATCTTCGGCTACTTCACTTGCCATAATTCAAGACATATTCTTGAAAAATGGACGATTGGTAAAAGCACCTCAAATAAGTAAATTTTCGTATTTCTCGCCAGTTTCCTCATCAACTCGCTTTCGTGCAATTTCTGGGGAAAAGTATTTGTATAATCATTGACTAATAATCTCTGCACCTTTCTTTGTAAGTTCGATTGTAGCAAATAAAGTATCTTGTGCTTGTTTATATACTTGTCTTACTCGTCAAAGAGCTTTATGTTCAGGTTCGTGGTTCTCGTCAATAGCAATATCAACTCATCTTTTATTTTGGTAGAAGTTATTGATAACATCATCCAAAGTTTTTTCGGTTACTGCGAACTTTCAGTAAACTTGATGATTTCGTTTTCAGGTTTTCATTATTTGGATATTAACATTCTGTCATTCTACAACTTCTTGGAACTCTCAAATATCAAAAAGAAATCTTGATTTTTCATTTAATCATATATTTTTTTTCTTTTCATTGTCAAGCATAGTTTTTTTGTTTAGAAAATAAATATTTACTTATTATCTTTTTGCATTTCTTTTTCAAGTTTTTTCAATTCATCTTGTATCTCGTCTTTTGTCAATCATTCTGATATTGTCTTTGTAGCTAGATTTTTAAGGTATCAACTAAAATCTGTCTTTCAAGGTAATTTTATATTTGGAACGCTTACAGATATTTTTGGCTTGTATATTTCATCTTCCAATATCTCAACTCGGATACTCCTACAATTCCAATGGTTAGGTGGTTGATATTTTCTTTGTTCTTTACTTCATCACTCTACAATAAGTCAATCTAATGTTCTACAAATATTAGTAGTTTTTCAATCTAATATAGCAGAATATTGGAAAGCATAAACAAGTTCTTTATTGTTTTCATAGACAGTTTCTCTACCTAGATTTATTGCTCAACTTACATATAAAGTATTTAATCAATGAATAAATTGGCTTACAATTCATTCCTCAGAAAATCTTTGTAGTTTCAAGTTTATATCATATATCATTTTTCAAATAATAACTTTGTTTTGATCCAACATAGCTTCATAGACTTTGTCGTTTGTTGGTTTTACTTTTACTCACATTTCGGAACTTGTAGTTTGTTTTCAATAATCAAAAGACTTTTTTTGGGTTTCAGATACTATTTCAATCAAATTATCGTAGTCTTTTTTAGTAATTTTTCATTGTGCTATAATTGGTATATATTTTGCTAATTCGTTTTGTAATTCGTTTCAATAGGTTTTCATCTTTCATCTTAATCAAATCCAGTTTACTTTCCTTTCAGCAAAAGTGAGTGGGCGAAAAGCCTGTCACTCATATTCATTATAATATAATCCTTTGCTTTCAAGGAACTCTTTATTCAGCTTGAAGTTTTTTGATAAAATCATTGTTTATAAGTTTTGATATTTCAGTAAAATATTCTTGGTCATAAAACTTTCATTTTCATTTTTCTATTTCTTGCTTATTTAATTTATCCAATTCTTTTTCAACTTCTTTTTCAGATTTTTCATTATCTACTTTTTTTTCAATTTCTTTTTCTTCATCTTCTCACTCCTCTTCTTGTTCAACCTTTTCAGGTAAATCAATAAGTTTTCTAAGATATTGTTCAGTTGTTTCGTCTGGTGTAAGTAATCAAGCACTTACTAGACTTGAAGCAGATGTTACAACTTTGTTTATATCAACACTTCCAATCTCTCAATAACTTATTTTTGGGTAGTTTTCTGTATCAAAATTCATATCCACAAGTTCAGGTATAAGATATTTATTTATTACAGAGCATATATGTTTTGCGATAGCTTCCAATCATAATATAAAGAATGATATTTGACTTTCAGCCATTCAATAACTTCCTGTCTTTCACTCTCAACCTAACTTAATAAATAATCAAAGCATAATATCGGATATAGCACTATCGTGTCTTTTTATTGCTTCTGCCAATCAACTATCTTGTCAGCTTTTCAAATCAGCAAACTCAAATAATCGTCAATCATTTTTACTTCAAGGCATTACAATTCAAGCTTTTTCGTTTGCTCTAACATTAGTAACTATCTCAAGCATTTTATCTTTTTCTTTTTTAACGTACAAAAACTTTTCCAATTGGTCTTTGATGAATCGGTTTTTTGCTACTGGTCTAAGAATTGATAATCATTCATAATTATCTCATTCTTTTCTAAAAGAAAATATCATTAATTTATTTGCAGGTATAGAAAAATATGTCTTTCATTTATTTGGTCAATCTTTTGGACTATCATACACATATTGTTGAACTCCTGGTTCTCAGTTTTCCTGTTGTCGTTGATATATAGATTTTTGTTTTCTAAATCCTAGTTTTTTAATCCATATAAACTCTCAATCAGTTTCGTAGACTTTTTCAAATACAGAAAATCAATGTCTAATATAAGACAATACTTCAAAAAGAAATTGGTCAAAATCTATTTTGTCAAATAATGCTTTCCTAACAAATTCTGAAATTTCATCATCCATTTCGTTTATTATTCAATCCTTGTCTTTGTATGCTTCAACTTTCCAATCAGCACTTCTTATTGGTAATTCACAAGACAAAAGAGTTTTGAAAACTGTACTATCTGAATAATACATTTGTTGATATGTGTCGTGCTTATTACTTCAATTAAATTTACTATTATAGTCTTCTGTAAGATATCACATTTGGATATTCGTTCCACTCGCTCAATACTCCTCTTTTTTCTTTGATACTCATAATGGTTGTAAGTCTTTGCCTGTTTCGGAAATTTGAGAATTTGGCTCATTGAAAGTTTCAATCATCTTTTTTATTTTAATTGTTAAAATTGTGTATTGAGTATGTTTCCACTTTTATTCTTTAACAACTTATCATTTATATTGGATAAATCTTTGAGTGTTTGTCAATATCAGTATATATGGACTATTCAATATCTTGAAGCATCTAATCCGTGGTCATCTTTGCTACTATCCAAATCTCAATCTTTTTTTCAATCGTGGATTGCCGACTTTATTTCTCGGATTAGTTTTGGACAACTTATATGTATATGTACTTGTTCGTTTTTCAATATCTCCCTGTATTTACTCCATCAAGGTATTCTATCATTATTTCCAGGTATAACTTTAAATCAACTTACTTTTGCGATTATCTCTGCTCAACTCTCAATATTTCAAGATTTTGTGAAAATAGATGGGTCAGCCACAATATATTCAATTCATTCATCTTTTCAATAAAAGTTTTTGATTTCTCTACCCAAAGAATAGTAGTCTAATTTTGTTTTATACAACTCTTTGCTTATATAAGAATTTCTATCATTATCAATAGAAACTTTGTATACAGCACTTGGAGAAGTAAATCAATAATCTAAACAAAGTATAGTCTTTTTTGGTCATCATACATATTTGAAAGTATCGGTTACAATCTTATGTTCAATAAATTCTGTAAAGAATTGTCATTCAAATATATTCCAATCTCAGTGTAATAATGCTTTTTTCAAGTCCTCATCAGATAAAGCATTTAATCTTATCTCATAAAACGGGTCTGCTTTCATCAAATAAGGATTGTCGTATAATCTAGCAGGAACAAATTGAAAATGTTTTTTTTCAAATCAGTTTGGTATATCTCAATCTATGAATATCTTTTTAATATATCAGTGTCCAGGTCAGCCAGGATTGGTTCAACACATAATATAGGGTATAAATCATTTATCTATCAAATCTTGTTTACTACATCTATTTCTTGAGCATAGCTTTTCAAACTCTCAATAAGTGTATATTGTTCTTGTAATTTCGTCAATTGCTATAACATCATATTCCATTGAAAAGTATTTATCAGTGTTTTTGTTTCCACTCCAATATCATAGCATAATCTCTCATCAAGCAAACTTGATTACATTCTTTCATTTGACTCGCTCATATCATAATCAAGTATCACATTCAAAAAACTTTTTTAATCTTTCATCCAAAATTTCTGTAAGCTCTCAATAAGTTCTACGGATAAATAATTGTTTAATTCAAGGATACTTCATACAATTTATAAGCAACTCTCAAAGCAATCAATCTGTTTTTCATCATCAAGCACTACCTCAATAAAGTTTATGTTTTGATTTCGTTAAGTGGAAAGTCTTTTGTTTCTCTGTTGGTTTATATAGAAATCTTATCATTTGGTGAAATAATATCGGATAAACTTGAATCAACTACAATATTGTATTCGTTTTTGCTTCATAAAGTTCAATCAACTTGACTTACAGTGGTTGGTTCATTCTTTTCAGTCTTGACTATTTTTCGTAACCTTTCCAAATCAGACAAATAAAGTCTATCAAGATTATCTTCATTTTCAGGTAAAACATTTCAGTCTTTGTCAACTGGTGCTGTATCTTTTGCCCACTTCAATATTTTCCTTGTAGCAATTCAAATCAATAGTTGATGTAAGTTTCACATTTCCTTTGCACTTGGTTTATAGACTTCTGCCATTTCTTTTTTCAATTGTATCATAGCTTCATCTTTTGCTCCTTTTAACATTTCTAGCTTTTCATCTTTTCGTCAAGTAGTCATTTCAGTTATATAAGGATTATATAAGGATAATGTAGTTTCAAAGTATTCTTTGACATCCATTATTTTTGATTTGAAATAATCTACTTTCAATTGACTCCAATTATACTTTGTCCTCATATTTATTGATTATATGTGAAATAAAATCTTTTATATTCGTACTTTCTGTTTTTACATAGTAATAATC